TAATAGCTCCAGCAGAGGTGCCCACTAAAATGTCGCCCTTAGCCGTGATATTGGCAGGCTTGACTAATGAGGTATCAGCGCCAGCATAGATATCCCAGCTAGTTCCATTCCATCTTTTAACTGCCATTATCTATCCTTTACAGTGCTTCTTGATAATCAACGTCTAAACAGACGTTGCATTTAGTTTTAAATTGTGGGTGTGAAATATCTCTAACTTCTGAATAAGTATGTCCACAAGAAGGGCATACATAATCATACTTAGGCATGTTCACTCCTTAAATCTTCAGTAATAAGGTTTGGCTTTGGCTGTACGGTAAAGGTAGAGCCATCATAGGTATCTCCGATACCCACTTCTGGATTAGAGGTTAAATCTACGCATTGATGACCCGTAGCCGCTTCAGCAATTTCTTGTGAATCAGACATAATCACGTTAGCAACAGAGTTACCATTTAACACTGCAAATTTTGGCATATTTTTCTCCTTAGTAGTAAATCAACACGCAACCAGTGCCGCCAGTACCCTGCTGGCCTCCACCGCCGCCACCTGAACCTCCGCAACCCGTGTTGGCTGAAGCAAGGATTCCAGCTCCTCCGCCACCAGGTCCCGTGTAAGTTGTTCCCATAAATGTAGATGAGCCACCTGCGCCAGCACCTAAGCTTCCAAAACCACCTGTTGAAGAGCTACCGCCTCCGCCACCACCACCGCCAGGACCACCAAAACCAGGACCGCCAGCGCCACCTGCACCGCCGTTTCCACAACCACCACCGCCGTGGTGCCCACCACCACCACCACCGCCTCCAGAAGTTCCAGGTCCGCCAGGAGTTCCTGAACCCGCACATCCACGTCCAGAGTTACGTCCTCCTCCTGGGTATCCGCCAACGCCGCCTGACGAAAAACCTAATGAACCAGCAGGAGTCACGGGATAAGCGTTGCTTCCACTTCCATTTGCGCCACCAGAACCTGCACCATAACCAGTTGGTGGAACACCTCCTGGAGAACCTCCTGGAGCAACTAAAGAGCCAACAACCGTAGCTCCACCCCAAGCGCCTGGCGCTCCACCCGCACCAATAGTCACTGCTGTTGGAGCAGCGATATAGCCTTGAATAACAGCTCCGCCACCACCACCTCCACCTCCATCAGAAGAGACGTATGCTGAAGGAGCGTTAGTAGAGCCCCCCGCACCTCCGCCAACAAGAACAGCGTAAACAGTAGAGTTTGGAAAAGATAAGCTTGTGGTAGTAGTTGTATACGTTGCACGCAAAGACATTCCTGTAGGAATGTTGGAAGGGTAAACTGGAGGCGTCGGGCCACCCGATGCCGTTACAGGGGTTGGCACTACATAGCTACCCATTGTGGTACTCCTTTGTCAATTGTTAATAATAATTTTAGTAATAGATGAGAACAGCGCCACCGCCGCCAGTTGAACTGGCGCCACCACCACCGCCACCAGAGCCGCCGCAACCAGAGTTTGAAGCGGCAAGAATTCCAGCGCCGCCAGAAGAGTTAGCGGCATAGGTAGTACCAAACAACGTAGATGAGCCGCCAGCGTTTCCGCCACCGCCAGGGCCAGCTAATCCAGCGTTGCCTGTGGTGTTGGTTCCTCCGCCACTTCCAGCCACTGAACCTGGGTACCCAGCTGCTCCGCTAAATATCCAAGAAGCGGAACCACCGCCAGTTGCGCCGCCTCCTGCGCCACCAGAGCCAGCCAAGCTAGCGGGTGCTCCGCCCATAGCTGTAAAGTTTCCTACCATTGTTGCTCCGCCCCAGTTACCTGCAGAGCCTCCAGCCCCCACAATTACAGATGTCGGAGCTTGAATGTAACCTTGAACGCACGCTCCTCCACCACCGAGGTTTCCGCCACCTCCACCAACTAACACAGCGTATACGTTAGTGTTAGGAAACGATAGGCTGTTAGTGGTTGTAGTGTATGTTGCACGAAGAGACATACCAGTAGGTATTTTTGTAGGAAGCACATCAAGAGACGTGCTTGAACCCGTTGAGGACGATACTGGTGGATAAGTAGAATATCCCATACTAAACTATTTCTACTCCGCTAATGTGAAAGTTCATTGTTGTTGCTGATGCAGAGCCAGAAATGATTTTAGGCGTTGCGTTAGCCTGTAGTGTTTGCTTCATATCAAAAAATGCTGATGAGTTAGCTGCAAGTGAGACACCGCTAAGCAAAGCAACACCGTCAAGGTTCAAAGTAAAAGTACCTGAAGAAGCTGAGGTATTAGTGACTACCACGTTGGTGACTACTGTTGTAGTAGAAGTGGTCGGAACGGTATAGAGAGTCGTGTTTGAGGTTGCAGCGGCTACACGAGCCAATGTTTTTGCTGTTACTGCCATTTATTTAGCTCCCATAACGTCGAGGATTGTGATGTCATCGCCCCAGCGAACACCGTCTGTTGTAGATGTGTCCACGATGAGCGACTGATAGTTAGAACCAAGGGTCTGGTTTGTTTCTGCACCAGCAGAGATACCAACAAGGATATCTCCCTTTGCAGTGATGTTTGCTATTGTACTAGCAAGGTTTCTGGCACGTGACATTATTTAGGCTCCTCTACTGGGGCAGTAAAGTTTGTACCATCGTACGACCAACCAATTCCAGCTGGTGAATCTTCGGTGTATTCGACACATGTTTTTCCAGTTACTTCTTGAGCAATCTCAAGGGTGACAGCAATAATTGTATTCGTTACAACGCCATTTTCAATAACTGCAAATTCAGCCATTATGCACTAAGTCCTCTCAGTACGTAAACAATTCCAGGTGACCCAGCTCCTCCAGCGTTTCCACTGTATGTACCTCCGCCCCCGCCTGCTCCATAACCGTTTGCGTTTCCTCCACTACCAGCTCCACCAGTACCAATACCAGAGCCAGCAGAACCGCCATTTCCTCCACCATTGTTGTTGTAAGCAACGCCACCGCCACCGCCACCAGTTGTCCCTGAAACTACAAATGGATATGGAATAACGGATGTACCACCAATGTTTGCATTTGAGCCATAGCTGCTGTTTCCACCACCAGCTCCGCCAGGTGTACCAGCATTTCCGCCACCTGCACCCGTAGTTCCTCCATTACCGCCTCCACCACCGTTAGCAGTCAGGTTTCCAAAAATAGTGGCACCACCAGCATTTCCGCTGGTACCAGAGCCGCCGTTGCCTTTTGCGCCAATAGTTACAGTAGTTGAGCCTGTAAGGGTGTATGGGCTAGAAAGAACACCACCAGAACCTCCTCCACCACCAGAACCAGAAGCGATAGAACCGCCACCACCACCGCCACCCACAACAACAACGTAAGCAGGACCTGATTGAGTGTACGTTGTAGAAGAAGTGATGGTGTCTAGAGTTCCGCTTATTCCTGCAACTATTACAGATTGTCCAGTCTGCTGCATGCTTATGACTGTTCCAGCTTGTTGCGAAGAGTAGTAAAACTTAGTTGCTGCTGTTGCTAAAGCATAGGTCACAGACCCATTTACAGTAATTGCAGACCCGATGTATGTGGTTCCATTCCAAAAGTCTATGTTTGCTACTGAGGTTGCTGGGCTGGTTGTTACGGTGTAAGTACCGATTATTAAAGGAGTGGTTGATTCATACAGAGTGCTTCCAGAAGTTGCTGTAAATGTATTAGCAAGAGTAAGCGAGCCAGAAGAACCAGAAGCAGCAGCGGCTGCGTTAGATACTGACATTATGCCAACTCACTTCCATAAGCGTGGAATGTTAGGGCGCCCGATGTACCTGAGGTGACGTTGATAACGTCCGTTGCCGCTAAGGTAAGGCCCAGAGTAAAAAAGGTTGTGTTGCTTGCTGGTACAGAGACACCAGAGAGCAGAACGTTAGTTGTTGACGTTGAAGCGCCAGCCTTGCAAATCCACACCGTTGCTGTTGCAGATGAGGTTGTGGTGTTAGCTACGGCCAAGGTGCTGACGACAGTTCCTGTTGCAGCTGGCACGGTATAAAGGGCCGTTGTAGATGTAGTGGCGTTAGCCTGTCCTAGAATTTTTGGTGTAAAAGCCATTGCTTACGCTCCTATAGTCATCAATGAGAAGGCGAACGCATCCTGGTCAACACTTGACCATGAAGCGGTGGTTCCATTACTTACTAACACCGTACCAGAGGAACCAATTCCTAGACGGCTAACTGTTCCATTTCCTGTACCGATAAGAAGGTCACCAGCAGCGGTAACTGTAGAGGCTGGAATAGAACCGTTGACAGCGCTGCTAGTAAAGGCAACTACTTCAACAACATCACCAGCGGTAAGCGCTGGAGATAGACCAGTGATGGATGTTCCATTAGAAGCCGTGTAGTCAGCGTTGCGGATGAGCTTTACGCCGTTCAAGTAGACAAGCTCAAAGTTAACGGTGTACGGAGCAGTGACCGATGTTTCTCCACCAGTTGCGGTATAGGTAGTAATCGCAAAGTTAGGTGACGAACCAGTTGTGCTGTCAATCCACAAGTCACCAACCGTTGGGTATGAGGGAGCTGTGTTACCTACGAAAACACGGGTACCAACAGCGTTGTCTGTGACAACATGTGTACCTGGTTGGTTATTTTGTGCCATTACTGTATCTGGCTTCCAAATGCCGTTGCGGTAATAGCTGAGGCTGTACCTGATTGGACATACAACGTGTCTGCAGTTCCACCGTTAGTCATGGTGATGCCCAAGGTGTAGGTCTGGGTAGTCAGAGCTGGGATGGTCTGCTGATAGACAATCGCTGTTGCAGCGGTGTTCGTTGTACCCGCCTTGTTGCAGTACACGGTAGCTGTGGCTGCAGAGGTGGTGGTGTTGCAGAGAACAATGCTAGAGATAACCGCCTGAGTAGAAGATGGGACGGTGTAGAGCAGGGTGGCTGATGTGGCAGCCTGTGTTTGCCCTAGGATGGAGTAAGTAGTTGCCAAGATGACTCCTTAGTAATGGTGCCTCAATTATCGGGGGAGATGCGCCATTTGTACGGGTAAAACTTATCTAACCCAGCACATGCCTACATCCGCTGTTTTGCGGAGCATAGCCTCTCTCCACAACCCATTTTCCCAATAGGGGGCGGCCTCTACAAGCCATTCAGCAAAGTTAAATGTTGAGATATCGTGCCAATGTGTCTCGTAGGGCTCCCGCAGATGTTGCAGAATAAACTGAGGAGCAACCTCGGTATATCCCAAACCAGCTAGGTACTGAAGCTGCTTCTGGTGTTCATCCAGCGTGACATCTGTCCACTCAAATGTTAGCACTCCATACTTTTGTGTCATGCCTTTAAATACTGACCATTCTGCTCCCTCTACATCGACCTTAATGAGGTCTGGAATTCCATAGAGCTGTACAAGGTCATCCACGTTAATGGTAGAGACTTGAGTTGTGCGAAATGGTTTTCCGTTATAGGGCATCTCTGGGCTAGTAAGCCAGTCTTTGTTTAAGGTGGAAAGACCGTCTTCTTGTGCCTCGTAAAATTCTAGGCGCTTGTTACTTTCTTCAGACACGGCCAACTGCAACGGCACAACGTTGGGGTTGTAGATAAAGTTTTTTACTAACTCCGCATAGATGGCGGGCGCTGGTTCTAGGGCGATAACTTTGTGTCCCTTATTTAAACCAGCAAGGGTGGCGTCGCCCCTATTGGCGCCAATATCAAAAAGCATCACCACATCCTCTGCAAGTTGCTCTCTACAGAAGTTTTATATTCAGGGGCAAGGGGTAGGGTATTTAGGTGCTCAAAAAGTTCTTTGCTTTCGTCTCTGCGACCAATCCACCATGCAGACACAGCTTGCTCAAATGTCAGACAGTACTTGCCATAATAACCAATAGATGCAGGTAGTTCCTTATAGCTATCGCACGCAAGGCCCATGGTTGCCCAGGTGTAGCACTCCTGCCAGTTGCCGTTTCGCTCATGGAACTGTGACATGAGGAAGTAAGCCTCTGGTCTTTGCGGCATGTACGCCACTGCTTGCAAGATGCAGTTGCTAACGGTATTGACTCGGTCGTTTTGGTCTTCAAAACATTGTGCTACTTTTAACAAAGAAGTGTACACAAGAACGCCACTGCCATACTCAGCGGTCCGCAAGTAGAACGAGACAGCCGAAGCTGTTTGGTTGAGGCGATGGTATTCAACGGCGCAGGCAAAGTTAAGCTCAGGATTAAAGGGGTCATTAGATAGCGCTACTACTAGCTCCTCAATGCTCATAGGTCAGCGCCTCCATAATCATGTCTTCAACAATCAGTTTGGGAACCTGCAGCACAAATGCCGCATTGTCCTGAAATCCAAAACTTATTAATAAGTCTTCGCCAAGCTTAGCGGCGCCCACGCAGAACTCAATGCGAGCATCTAAGAAGGTCCATGGTTCAGGAGATAGCCCAACGATATTAAGCTGGTCATCCCATAGCACCAATCTATGTTTATAGATGCCGTCTTTTTGATTGAGATAGTTTTTAAATAGGTCAACTTCGTGTGTAATGGAGATATACATGTTTCCCCAACGAATAAGATGGGAACTGCCCCGCTGGTCAGCAGGTGATGGGAATGTTGGCTTTACGAACACCTGTTCGCATGTACTGTCCTCTGGGTTAGCCTTAACCAACTCCGTAGGCATTGTCCACTTAATAAAGTGATGTGGTTTATCTACAACGGGAACCCAGTTCTTTTCACAATAAGACTGGTCAGGAGCAGGAGCAGGTATGCGTGCCCGATGGATTTCCTTGGCGCTCCAGTTATCTTTATCTAACTCTATAGTGCTGTACTCCATACGACCCACACCATTGGTAGTGGTATCACGACGAACGCCGATTAAATGGTACTGGTCATCCCACTGCACAAGACGGGCATCTTCTAAGCCAACAAACTCCCAGATAGGCTGATGCAAGGAGAGCATATCTACCTTGGTATGGTCAGTCATTACTAGGTCGCTGTTGAGACGACAGAGATAGTTCTCTGTAACAAGGCGCTGGTCTTTCTCAGGATGTAGGTAAGAAAGCGGCCCCCATCGAGAGGGAAACTTTTGTGTATTTTCGGAATGATAAAGTGTGTAATTAACGTGGCGCAAGTTAACAAGGATGTCCCCATCACTGTCAATAAAGACAGAGGGATTCATTAGTCCTGTACCAGAGGTCAACCCTGTGGGGATTACAAGAGGCGCTAATTTACCGCCATGTTGCACCGATTTTTGGACCAGATTCATGCGGGCAGACTACCTACATTCCTCCCAATAAAAAGGATGTAACTGTTGGGTCTGCGGCAGTAGTTCCCGTTGTTCCCTGAATACCTTGGGTACCCGTCGTTCCTTGCAAACCTGTTGTACCTTGAACTTGAATACCCTGAGTACCTTGAGCACCAGTTGCGCCTTGGCTACCAGTAGTTCCCTGTGTTCCTACAAGACCCTGTGTTCCTGTGGCACCCTGTGTTCCTGTTGTGCCTTGCGAGCCTGTAAGTCCTTGTAGACCCGTTAGTCCTTGAGTTCCTGTGGTTCCCTGAGTACCAGTTGTACCCTGCGTTCCTGTTGTACCCTGTGGACCAACAACGCCTTGAATACCGACAGCGCCGTCGAGGTTGACTGACCATGTAGCAAATGTTCCAGTACCGACGATACGGTCATTGCTAAATGTTAATGAACCAGTAGATGGTGTATAGGATGTAACTGTTCCGTAGACAATATGCGTTGCGTCGTAAGCAACCACAATGTTTTGGCCCGTGGAGTATTGATAATTTTGTGCAATGGTGATTGTTGTTGTTCCACCAGAGGTAAGAGTAAATGAGGTTGTAGAGGACGTGCTGTAGTGGTCACCCGCAACACCTTGCAGACCTTGAGTACCCTGAGGTCCCTGAATACCTTGTAGGCCCTGCGTGCCCTGTGTGCCCTGCGTTCCAGTAGTACCTTGTGAACCTACAGCGCCCTGAGTACCAGTAAAACCTTGAGTTCCAGTTGTACCTTGGGTACCTGTAGTTCCTTGTGCGCCAGTAAATCCTTGAGTTCCCTGCAGACCCTGTAGACCTTGGATACCCGTAGTTCCTTGTGGGCCCTGAACTCCTTGGTTACCTTGAATGCCTTGCGTACCCTGAGGTCCTTGAACGCCCTGAACACCCTGTGTTCCTTGCGTTCCTGTAAGTCCTTGGGTACCCGTGATTCCTTGGCTTCCCGTAAATCCTTGTGTACCAGTTGCTCCCTGAGTTCCTACCGCACCTTGTGTACCAGTAAGTCCTTGAGTACCAGTAGTTCCCTGGATACCTTGTGTACCCTGAACTCCTTGTACGCCTTGCGTACCTTGTACCTGGATACCTTGTGTACCCTGAACGCCTTGTACGCCTTGAATACCTTGAGTACCTTGAACTTGGATACCTTGTGTTCCTTGTACACCCTGGATTCCTTGTACACCCTGGATTCCCTGGGTGCCTTGAATTCCTTGCGTACCTTGTGCTCCCTGTAATCCAACTGTTCCCTGAATACCTTGGTAGTTAATCTGGGACATGCGGATAACTGCGCCCGCTGCCTGTGGAACAGGTGATGCGGCTGATACAGCATTAAGGTAAAGGCTGGTGTTATCGCCGTTCCAGAAGACTTCATAGTAGTCACCAGCAGTGGCATTGACCTGCCATGTCCATGCAGTAATTACTGGGCTGTTGCTTGTTACAACTGAGTCAAAGGCAGTAGATACTGCGGTTGTTCCATTTTTAACAAGCCAGAAGTTTGCTTGGTGATTTCCAGGACCTGTTAAAGCAAGTTGTCCAGCAAAATCAATTAAAT